ACCACAAGGAACACAGAAAGGAATGTTTTATAAATGAATTTATATGAATTAAGTATTGCTTTTCAAGAAGTACAAAATATGGAGTTAGATCCTGAAGTAATGAAAGATACATTAGATAGTATCGAAGATGCCATCGAGAACAAAGCAGAAAACATTGCAAAGCTTGTTCGAAATCTTGAAGCTGATGTAACGGCTTATAAAGAAGAAGAGGACCGATTAAAAACGAAACGTCAAGCTACAGAAAACAAAGTGAAATGGTTGAAAACATATTTAGAAGACAACATGAAACTAACTGGAAAAACTAAATTCAAATCCGGAATGTTTAACTTCGCTATTCAAAAGAATCCAGCAAGTGTTAACATCACTGACGAAAAAGCTATTCCAGAAGAATTTCTAATCCAACAACCACCTAAAGTAGATAAGACTTCAATAAAAGAAATCTTGAAGAGAGGAATTGAAGTTCCAGGGGCTGAACTAAAACAAACGGAAGGGTTGAGAATTAGATAGCATGAGAATTCTAGCAATTGACCCTGGAAGCGCAAAGATTGCAAGTAGTACGAACGGTATTGTGTTACTTGATAACGCAAGATTAGTAAACCATTGGGTCGTTCCTTCCGCAAGAGTCCATGATATTCGGAATTGGTTCGAAGAGGTCGGTCGCTTCTTAGATGTGGATGTAGTCGTTATTGAAAAATTTGAAGCTAGAGACAATGACAAATCAAAGGATAATTCAGTTCTTGAAAACGTCGCTTTGTTCAGAGTTCTTTTTCCAGACGCTATCTTACAACGAAACGCAGGTTATCAAACGGATATTCCGAATGAATTATTGAAGCGACTTGGATTATGGAAATTTGAAAAGAGCCATCACCAGGATGTACGTGCAGCAGCAAGGCTCGGACTGTTTTGGGCGATGAGAAATGATGTCAAAGAAGTCATCGATGATATTGGCAAGGTGGTGAATGAACATAACGTTAAAACTAAGAAAGTGGCAAGCTGAAGCAATTGAGAGAAGTAAACGGTCAACATACGGAATCTTCCTTGAAGCTCTCGGGGGGCGTGGAAAAACTATCTGTGCTTTAGCTATCGCCAAACAGAAACAAGCTAAGAAAATCATCATCACAAACAACCGTCTTTCGATTCTTGAAGGTTGGAAAGATGCCATCAAAAAAATGAATTTTGATTCAGATGTTGAGTTTATTATCTCGACTGACCGAAGTATTCAAAATATGTTAAAAAAAGGCTCAAAATTCAACTGTGACGTGTTGATTATTGATGAGTGGCAGAATATGTCATCGGAGAAGCAAGTGACTCTATATCGTCGCATAAAGCGAAAATACACGATAGGTCTTTCAGCTACTCCAATCAGAAAAAAGGGGCAAAATTTCTACCCACTCGAAAAAACAATTTTCGGGTTTGCAAATCCAAATAATAAGTTTGATTGGCAAAAAGCACATGGAAAAATGGTTTATGATCCATTCACTTATTCGAAAGAAAAATGGGAGGATTTTAGAGACTATGAACGCTACGTCAATAATCTTCCAAACTTCTTCAGATGGGAAGAAATCGAAGACATCGAAAACGCCGTTGAAAACAACGGTTATGAAATTAAATTTTATCCAGTAACGGTTGAACCTGGTAACCCAGATAAGTTGAACAAGTTTAGAAAATTAAATCTTGTGACCGTAAACGGTGAAACAGCAATGGCGAAACAATCTTTTGGACGGAACACGTTTGAAAGATACCTCAACCAAGCAGGAGTAGAAGTCGATTTCCCGAAAATCAAACCAGTGAATGCTGATACTCCACTGATGTTAAAACTCGATGGATTAATCGAAAGAGCACCACATGACATGTTAATTGTCAGCAAATCGAAGCAAATTGTAAATGTCATCAAAGAACGACATCCTAACATTGGAATCTGGACAGGGGACGTTCAAGAAGGTCTTGACAGAAAAGTAGTAGTTGCTACCAACCAAGTTCTAGGAGTCGGGGTTGATGGATTGCAGCATAAATACCAAACAATCGTTGTTCTAGATCCAGTTGAAGAAGGTTCTGGAGAATATGACGATTACCGTCAATTGTTATGGCGAATAACAGGAAGTAGACAACAACACGATGTAAACGTGATTGAATTTTATTATAAAGGAGAATGAAAATGTTTAAATTACCAGAAAACAAACCACAAGTTCCAAAGGACACGCCTCGTAACTATTTCATCTATGGTGAAACCATGAGTGGAAAGTCTTATCTTGCAAATGAGTTTCCGAATCCGATTGTATTAAACACAGATGGGAATGCAGAAGCAAACAGCGTGCCAAGTATCCAACTATTAAATGACAAAGATAAATCAGGGCGTATCACTAATTCAGTGATTAAGCAGCTAGGAGAAATCTTATTAGCTCTACAAACACAAGAACATTCATACGAGACAGTCGTAATTGACGTTATCGATGATGTTATAGAGATGATTAAGATTGCGGTTTGTGACGAACTAACTCCACCAGGTAAACCTCGTTTGAAGTCATTATCTGAAATCCCATACGGGAAAGGTTACGACTTCTTCAATCAAGCTATTACGGAACTAGTGATTGACCTTAAAGCATTACCAATGAACGTGATTTACATCAGCCGTCAAATCTCAGAATATGACGATAACGGGAATGCTACGAAAGACAAGCCAAGTCTAAAAGATAAGTATGTGAACCTTATCAACGGTAATTCGGATTTGATGATCCATACAGAAAAAATGGGGAATAACTACAACCGTGAAGTTGACAGAAAACGTAAAACTTACTATTCGGACCAGGTTGATGACAAAGCGATTTTAAAAATCTTATCAACCATTAGAGGTGCTGTTGAACCTCCTCGAAAACAACAAGCAACAACAAAACCAGTTACAAAAACAAAAAAACAGGAAACAGTTGAAGTTTCTAATAATGAAGACGAATTATTTTAAAAATAAAGGAGAAATGAAAAATGAGTTTATTAAGTATTGCAAAGAAAATTAAAGAAGATGGATTTGACCCTCGTAAAGATAGCGTGAACGGACCTGCAGCATTACCGGCTGGTGATTATACAGTGGTGCTAAAACGAGCACAATTCAACATTGCACCAAGTGGGTGGGAAAGCTTAGGATTCACATTTGAAGTTCGTGATGGCGAATTTAACGGACGTACTGAATATGTATCTTTCGGAACATTATCCGAATGGAATGGTAAAGACTTGTCTTGGTCAGTAGAACGAACAATTAAATTCTTTACAAAAGCAATTGAACTTGCTGGAGACAAGGTTATGAAGAACGACTTTGAAGACGGAAGAGCATTAGCTGATGCATTAGAACGTAAAGCAGTCGGTTCTTACTTCACATTAAAAATCATTGAAACAAAAGGTAAAGAAGACAAAGTATATCGCAACTATGATATTGAAGAAAATGCTGAAAACGCGATGAATACAGTTGTTGTAGAAGAAGACGATTTGCCTTTCTAAAAATAAGGTGATCTCATGCATTCAATGAAAGAATATGCGCTGCTATATCAGCAAAAAGGGTTCTCGGTCATCCCGATTAGTCCTACAACTAAAAGACCATTAATTGAATTTGCGGATAAACCACCTCTTGATGCTGATGGAATTAACGAAGTTTGGAATCAATATCCGAATGCGAACATCGCACTAAGGACTACAAACTTCTTCGTGATTGATATCGACAAGCACGGACAAACCAGTGGATTTGATTCGTTGAAGAATTGGGAACATTTAAACCTAATCGAGCCCACACTTCAAGCCAAAACCGCATCAGGAGGTAAGCACCTATTCTATTTCAAGCGTGATGATATCCACATCAGTCAAATGATTGGATTCCTTCCAGGAGTGGATATCAAAGCGCATGAAAACAATTATGTATTAGTTGCACCGTCCGCAACGGATAAAGGGCAATATGAATGGGACATGGAGAAATCTCCTGAAAAGGGGACGATGATTACTCCCTCCAGAGCCTTAATTGAAGCCATCATCCAACAGTACAAAATCACCAATGGACGTGAATTTGATTACAGTGATGGTTTAAGGTCGTGGGTTAGTAAGGGCAGGACAACCGGAAAAACAAAAACAACGGAACTGTTCGAAATAATCGCGAATGGATTAGGTGATGAAGGAAACCGTAATGATAAGCTCGCTAAATTTGTGGGCGGATTATTATGGCGAGGAGTGGATGAGATGGATGTGTTGTCGTTAGCTAAGATAGCCAATAGCAATACTCCAAATCCGCTATCGATGCAAGAATTAGAAAGAACGGTAGTAAGTATGATTAACAAAGACAGGAGGTGATTGTGATTGGCGAAGTAGTGAGTTTTTACAAGGATTATGAACCGATAAGAAATAGTAACGGGAATTTAAAAACGAACAGTCCAGTAAACGTGTTAAACGCATTTCGTGCTGATGATCAGTTAAATCTCTATTTGAAGCATAACGAGTTCTCTCAAGAGCACGAATTAACAAGAAACATCCAACTTGGAAACACGCTTCTAAAAAAAGGAGAGCTGCCTTCGAATTTTGAATCTGTAGTCAAAGTGTATTTTGAGAATGTTACTGGCGCTGCATTTACATCTCAAGCGATGATAGATGGAATGGAAACCTTCTTATCTGAACGGTCCTACAATCCAGTGAAAGAGTATATGGAAGAAGCTGAAAAAGGCTGGGACAAACGGAAGCGCATTGGACAAATGCTGCAAGTGTATCTAGGAGCTAACCAGGACCCTTTAGTGTCTAAAATCGCTGAAATGTGGATGGTAGGTGCTGTTGCCAAAGTGTATGAACCTTACGTTAAATTTGACTACGTTTTGGACTTGGTAGGTGGTCAAGGGGTTGGTAAGACTTCTTTTTTGCAGAAGCTTGGTGGTCATTGGTATACGGATGCTGTAACTGATTTTGCAAATAAGGATAATTACGACATCATGCTAAAACATTTAATTGTAAATGACGATGAAATGGTCGCTAGTGATCGCATGAGTTTTGCAGAAACAAAATCGTTCATCTCTAAAACAAGTTTACGATTCAGAAAACCGTACATGCGCAGAACGCAAGAGTTCGCAAAGAATTTCGTTCTAGCACGAACAAGCAATCACGTTGAATACCTCAAGGATAAAACAGGAGAACGCCGGTTCTTACCTGTACTAGCATGTAATAGCAAACAAAAAAAGCATCCTATGAAGATGACGGATGAAGTTGTGAAACAAATTTGGGGTGAAGCCGTCACCCTTTATAAAAGCGGTGTGGATTTGATGTTTGATGAAGAAACAGAAGCAGAATTAGTTGAATATCGTGAGCAATTTATGTTCAGAGATGAGATTGAACTTCAAATCCTTCAATACCTGGAAATGCCCGTTCCTAAGGATTGGGAAACGAGAACAACAACTGATCAGTATATTTATACGACTAAATATTTTGCAAACAGTCCTGACTGGACTTCAGGGGGACAACCGATGAATCGAGTGGCTACTCGAGAGATTATGTTCAATTTGTTCCATAAAGAATCGAACGACCAAAAACTATCTCGGAAGATAAGTTTTATTATGGATAATTTACTCGATTGGAAGAAACAATCGTACAAAGTTAACGGAAAAACAACTAGAGGTTATAAAAGAATTTTACCTTAAAAAAAGGTTACACGTATGGTGTAACCTTTGGGTAAAATCGGTATCTACGTGTAACCTTTTACCACATGTAGTTACACGTAGGTTACACGTTTTTTTCGCTACGTGTAACCCTTAGAAACGTTGGTTTAACAATGTTTATAGATACTTTTTATATAAAAAGTTACATGTTTACATGTTTTTTTTAGAAAAAGTATATTGTAAGTATAAAAGCCTATTAAATCAACATTCTTATGTTTTTATTTTAATGTTTTTGAAAAAAACGTGTAACCGTGTAACCCTGAGTTAATTTTAAGAAAAAATAGTAAAGGAGAGATGCTCATGAACGATATTAAATTGTATGTCATTAGAGATGCTAAATATCCACAATGGTACTTCCAACGTATTAATGACTACTCAAGCATGATGGGATATCTTGCAAAGAATCATCCGAGATATACGCATCAATTTACAACTGACATTAAACAAGCGATGCATTTTAAAACGCCAAATGAAGTTTTAGAGTTTATCAAAGAACATTCTATCGAAGGGAATATCGTGAAGGACCCGTATCAAGAACGATTCAGTAAGGTAGGGTTTAAGTACATGGGTGAAAATTACGGTGAAGCTATTACTTACATCCATGGAATGATTGAAGATTCCAGCGATAAGATGTTAGCTGCTTCCAAAGCGTTAAAAGTGAATGCAAATACGCTGATTAAATTTATGAAAGACCCGTACTCAGTTGCAGCTCATATTCGAGATCGTATTGTAGAGAATTTGGTAAATCTAGAAAAGGCGGTGAAGTCAATTGGCTAAAAACAAATTTGAAAAATTAAAAGACGATGTGCATTACTTAATTGTTGCTCATTGCAAATATAAGGACATGTCGATGTATGACAGAGCGTTGAAACAGTTCCAGAAAGATATCAATTATGGACAGCTTGAAGAAATGAGCTACGATGAACGATTCGCTTTCTTGTTGGGATTTGAAACAGCGTTGAAGGCAGTAGAGTCTATTCCTTTAAAAGAAGGTAATAAACTCAGGAATAGTGCTCGAAGATTAGATAAACCGATCGAACAATGTGGCTTAATGAGTGCGACTTAGGAAGGTGAATGTTAATGGGAAAATTAGAAGAATTTAAGGAAGAAAGAGCGGTACTGTATAAGAGGGTGTCGGAACTAGATAAGTCGATTGAAACGTTAGAAAACGCGCAGTGGGTATTTGAAGAAGGAGAAGATATTTGGTTTGTAGACCAATTTGGAAATATTCAGTGGGGTAGATGGGGAGGACAAGCGTGGAGTGATGTAGCTTTCATCCAAGGACACATTTTTAAAACTGAAAAAGGAGCGAGATTAGAAGCACAAAGAAGGAATCTGTTGCAACGCTTCAAAATGTTTAGAGATAAGTGCAATGATGGCTGGGAGCCTGTTTCTGGGAAACGATGCAAGAATTCAAAGTTTTTCATAGGATACGGTTGGAATTCTATAGATGAACAATACAAATTAAAATCATTAGAACTAGGTTCAAGCAATTTGTTTCATCAATTTGGCTACTTTAAAAATCGTGAAGACTGCGATAAAGCTATCGAACTTTTCGGCGATGAAATCAAAAATCTGTTTGTGGAGTGTGAGTAGATGAAAACAATTAACGAAATACAAGACGATGATTTGGTTTTTAACGAACATACCCGTTCTCAAATATATGTATGCGATTTAAAACGTGAATGGAACTCGTTAAATGAGAATGAGAGAAGTGGTTGGAGAACTCTAAAAGAAAGAGCAATTAAATTATCTGCTGAATCTGTATTGGATAGGATATATGAAGATATGGAACAAGACGGATATGAAGACATGTTTGTTCATTTGTGGGATGACACGGACGAAGAATTCAAACAAAGGATGCAAGCGTTACTTGATGAAATTTCTAATTTTCCAAGTGCGAAAGTTTATGACATTGATGAAGATATCAATCCATTTGTGGATTTGGAGGAAGATTAGATGGATTTAACATATAGTGAACAATTCAAAGACTACATCGAAGAACAAATAGATATCGTTTATCCACAAACCATTTATAAGTTTCCTAACGGGTACGGTGCAAGTGTAATTAAATTCAATTACGTGTACTTTGGAATTGAAATTGCAGTATTAAGATTTGATGAAGATGGTAATTGTGACATTGATTACAGCACACCAATCACAAACGATGTCATCGGTGGATTGAATGAAGAAGAACGGGATAATGTTTTACAACAGATTTTCGATTTAGAGAAGGTAAAGGTGATTTAAATGATTAAACCAGAAATATTAGATAAAAACAAGTTAATTATGAGAGAGCTAATTGGAACAGCAACTAACGAAGAGAACGGCGAAAAAATTGAAATTAGTAAAAGTATATTCGGAATGTGTATCATTGTTGGCTACAAAGGTGAATCTGTAATTTGGAATATAAGAGACATGGTTGAAAAATCGGTTGATTTAATTGATAAACAGGATAGGGAGGGTTAATGGCATGAGGACGAATCAATTATGGGTAATCTTCTGGCAAATAACAACATATACAATCTTAGTGATGAATTTGATTGGAAATCCGAGAATCCATATAGCATTTGCGTTATTAACATTATTCGCAGGGGCAGTCGCTGGATTCCAAAGAGAGGAGAATGATAGATGATAACAGTCTACTCAAAGCCTAGATGTATGGATTGTATGTACACAAAGATGTATCTCGACCAAAACAAAATCAAATACGAAAATGTGGACATCGAAGCGAATCCAGGAGCGTTTGAACTCTTAAAGCATTATGGATTCACATCGCTTCCTGTTGTGGTGATTGATGACGAATTTAGTGACCCGAACAAAGCTTGGACGGGATTTCAAGTCGATAGATTAGAAGCTCTATTGTGAGGTGAATAATGGACGAAAGAGGTTATTACAGACTATGTGCTGGAATTATTGAAAGAGCGGTTGATGATTACAGAACGTCTCTAAGGTATTTGCTGCACAAAAAAATAGTTGATAATGATTGGAATCTAAAAGAGAAGCATTTTAAAAATAGGCATCATCGAGAAGCGTGGAATATGAAAATGGACTGCGAACGGTTCTTTTTTAGTCAATATTTTGATTATTTATCAGATACTGAAGACTTCGGACCAACGCTAGTAAATAAGATTAGAGAGGATGTGAAGAATGGGAATTAAACATCAATTAAAACAAATTCGTTTAATCGATTTGGAAGTAAAAACAAAAATGGAAGAGTTAGATCGTTTAAATAATTCTTTCTTGAAATCTCCTTCTCTAAAAGAAGTGAATGTGCAAGAGTCGAAAGTAGGCCTTAAAGACGATGCTTACGTCAAATTGATTAGTTTGAGTGATTACATCGATAAAAAGGTTGATAACTTAATTGATTTGAAATATCAACTGATTAAAGCAATTGAACAATTGGACGATTCTAAAGAACGAACCATCATTTGGATGAAATACATCTCTTCTAAGAATTGGGATGAGATTGCTGAAGAATTACAAATCTCTAAAACTACACTATTCATTCTTCATGATGAAGCTGTTAAGAAAATCGAAAAATGTACTAAAAAAGATGACTCTGTACCGAGTAGTACTAATGAATCTATGATATAGTTATCATGTGGAAGTTGTGGAAAGAGATATTCTTTTTTCTCGTGGTTTAAACTCCTTTATTTTTACCTATTAAGTGATGAGCTTAATAGGTTTTTTATTTAAAAGTGTGTGAGTCGTTTTGAACGGCTCTTTTTTTATACATTCATTAGGAGGTGGTTCAGTGAGTGAGTAAGTTAACAACAAAACAAGAGTTATTTGTTCAGCATCTCGTCGCTGGACAATCTCAAAGGCAAGCGTATAGGCAAGCATACAAGGCTGAAAAAATGAGTGATGCAGCCGTGGATGTAAAGGCTAGTAGGATTTTAAAAGAGGCTAAGATTAGGCTAAGGTATAGGGAACTTTTAAAAGAGTTTTCAAACATGGCTCTTTGGTCTAGAGAACAAGCATTCAACGAGTATGAATGGCTTAAGAATCAAGCTAAGGAAGATATTAAATTGCAAGGCGTTCGACAAGCTAATTCAAATGCTTTTGTGAACGCGCTTGAAGGCATGAATAAGATGGCAGTTGTTGGAGATGAATTAGTCAATGAGAAACTTCAACAAGAAATCGATGTTCTTAAGTCGAAAGTAACGAAGATAGACGAAACTAACGAATCGAAAGTTGCGGAATACTTGAATAAGTTAGGAGATGAATTGGATGAGTTTGCGTGATGTGTATACTCCTAAACAAATTCAAGTTGCAAAACGTCTTCGTGCTTCTGATTGGTTTATCTGTGTGCTGCACGGTGCTAAACGTTCAGGGAAAACAGTATTGAACAATGATGTATTCCTGCAAGAATTAGTTCGTGTTCGTAAGATCGCGAATGAATTAGGCATTGCAGAACCTCAATACATCCTAGCTGGAGTATCAAGCCGGACGATTCAAAACAACGTATTGCAAGAGCTGTATAACCGATACGGAATGGAATTCAAAGTTGATAAGCACAACAGCTTTAGATTGTTTGGAGTAAAGATTATCCAGGCTTACACAGGAACAATTTCAGGGCTTGGAAACATTCGAGGGATGACAGCGTTTGGTGCATACGTCAACGAAGCGTCTCTTGCAAAAGAGCAAGTATTTAAAGAAATCGTTTCGCGTTGTTCTGGTGAAGGCGCTCGGATTGTAGCAGATACAAACCCTGATAATCCCAATCATTGGTTAAAGCGTGATTACATCGATAACGAAAGCGAAAATATCATCAATGAGCATTTTAAACTGGATGATAATACGTTCTTGTCGAAGAGATATCGTGAGAGCATCAAAAAAGCTACTCCTTCAGGAGTGTTTTGGGATAGAGATATTGAGGGCCTTTGGGTTATCGGTCAAGGAGCTGTATACAAAGACTTTAATCGTGAAATTCATTATGTGGACGATGTTCCTTATGAGAAAATCAGTAGCTACTTTGTAGGCGTTGACTGGGGATACGAACACTACGGCGCCATGGTAGTGATTGGAGAAACGGATGACGGAACTTGGTATTTAGTCGACGGTTGCGCTGAGAAGCATAAAGATATTGATTTTTGGGCGATGAAAGCAAGAGAGTACGCTGATAAATACGGTGAAAACATTCCGTTCTATTGCGATTCTGCACGTCCAGAGCATGTAAATCGACTATGGAATGATGGCTTGAATGCGTTCAATGCTGATAAGTCTATCTTGTCTGGAATTGAAGTTGTGGCTAAAGGCTTCAAGACGAATAAATTATTTATTTTAAGGAACGCTATTCCTCGCTTTGATGAAGAAGTTTATCAGTATGCGTGGGATGAGAAAACAGGATTGCCTGTTAAGGTATTTGATGACGTTATGGACGCTTTGCGTTATGCATTGTATTCAAACGTTACGAGAAGAAATGGATTTGTGGGGTGATTGAAATAAAAATCGAAGAAATTATGAGTAAAGATTATGAGATTGCTGCTAAGGCAATTGATACGGCTATCAAAGAGCAAATAGGAAAAGAATCCTACTCGACTGCTCAGACAGCTAGTCGATATTACGAGAGTGATCATGATATTAAGAACAATCGTATCTTCTATTTGGACGACAACGGTGTTCTGAAAGAAGATAAATATGCAACGAACGTTCAGATTCCACATAGCTTCTTCACTGAGTTGGTGGACCAGAAAGTGAACTATTTGATGAGCAATCCAATTCGATTTGAAGCGAAAGAAAATGACGAGCTGCAACGTTTGATTGATGAATATGTTGATGAAGACTTCCAATTGTTCGTTTCAGAATTATTAGAAGATGTATCTATCAGTGGTGCGACTTATGCTTATATGAGAACGAACGCGGATGACAAGCTATGTTTCCAAGTCTCAAGATTCTTAAAAACATTCATGGTCTATGACGAAACATACGATGAAGTCGCAGTTATTCGTTATTACAAGAAACAAATGCAAGTCGAGAACAAGCTGCTAGATGTAATGTTCGCAGAGTGTTGGACGGATGAGAACGTGACGTACTTCAAAACGGACCGCAACGGCAAATTAGTATTTGATAAAGACCGTCAAAAAAATCCGAAACCACATGTGGTTGCAAAAACGGATAACGGAACGTATTTAACACGTACTTATGGACGTATTCCGTTTTACAAATTATCAAATAATCACAGTGAGAAATCGGACTTAGCACCGATTAAAGCGCTAATTGATGATTATGATTTGATGGCTTGTTTCTTGTCTAACAACTTAATGGATTATGACAAACCGATTTATGTTGTGTCTGGCTTCCGTGGAACGAACCTTTCTGAACTTCGACAAAACATCAAAGCTCGCGGAATCGTAAACGTTGGTAATCCAGATAATAAAGGGAACGTTGACTTAAAGACATTTGATATTCCTTTTGAGGCACGAAAAGCGAAACTGGAAATCGACAAAGAAGCAATTTACAAATTCGGTATGGGATTTGACAATTCTCAAACTGGAGATGGGAATGTAACAAACGTGGTGATTAAATCACGATATACGCTTCTTGAAATGAAGTGCCGTAAAGTAGAGATTCGCTTGCGTTCTCTATTGAAATGGGCTTTACACGCAATCATTGATGATATCAACAGATTGAACCAAACGAATTACACAACAGAAGGCATTCAAATTCTTATTGAGCCGGAAATGATTGTAAATGAATCGGATATTGCTAACATCGACAAACTAGAAGCGGAAACAAAACAAACGCTTATTAATGCCATTGTATCAAGTGCTCCTTATTTAGGAGAAGATACGGTTATTGATATGATTTGCAAACAATGGGGCTTAGATGTTGAAGAGGTTCGCAAGGCAATTGAAGCAGATTCAGAAGTAGGTGAAAACGATGAATCAGTGGGAACAAGAACTACAGAAACTGGAGAAGACTCAAGACCTGAGGATGAATAGGGAATTGTATCACATATACTCAGACACGTTGAAAGACGTTAAGAGTAAATTGAAAGCATATCTCGATGAGTATGAGGATTTACCTTATTGGAAACAACAACAAACTGGTAGGTTAAAACAATTGACAGACGAGATCGTTGAAAAACTTCAAGAGGTATATCCTCAAACTAAGACTGTAATCGAGAATTTCAAACAAGAGCAGTTTGAAACGGGGTATTACGGTGGATACTATACTGTGGAAGAATCGCAGCAAGCAGATTTGCCTATAGCGTTTCTTCCAGATGATGTTATTAGGTCGGCGGTAAGACGTCCAGTTGCTAGTAAAACATTGTCTGAACGCTTGTATAAAGCACGAAATAGATTAGCGAATCGTTCCCAAGGGGCAATAACCTCTGGGATTCTTCAAGGGCATGGATACGCTGAAATAGCTAGTGTAATATCAAGTAACTCAGAAGCGAATTACAGACAAGCGTTGCGAATCGCACGTACTGAAGGTGGACGTATGCGAACGCAAGCGAGGCAAAATTCGTATGAAGAGATGGAAAAAGTAGGCTGTGAGTTACAAAAGCAATGGCTTGCAGCATTGGACCGAAAGACTCGTAAATCCCATGGTCACTTAGATGGTCAAAGAGTGAAGATTGATGAGTTCTTTGTGTCAGACGGATACAAAGCCATCGGTCCAAGATGTTTCGGTGTTGCAGGTATGGATATCAATTGCCGCTGCACTACTATCACGATTGTAGATGGAATCAATCCAGATTATCGAAGAGATAACGAGACTGGAGAGAAGATTTCGTTTAGAACGTATGATCAGTGGAAAAAAGACATTGACGAACGTCGCTTTTTGATGTCCGACGATGACGACTACATGAAAGCAAAGAACATGAAGTCACATCAATTAGGCAGCAAACGAACTATTAAAGATGAACAGGTTAGTTTTAGTGGTCGTAAAGTGTTAACCTCAAATCATGATATGTATGTATCTGATAGTCTAAAAGGGACGAAAAAGAGCATCAACTATTACGAAAAGCAGGTAGATAAGGCACTAGAACTGCTAGATTTACCAACTGGGGCAGAGAAACCTAGAATTGTACTGATGGATGCTAAGAAAGACCTAGGGAGACCAAATGCATTTGGTTCGTATTCACCAAGTACAAACACGATGTACTTAGATGCAACTACTCCAGGACATAAAGCGATAGTGAAACGTCTGAAAGCTGCAAACAAATTTTGGGAAAAAGAGGGCGAACCCTGGAAATTCTTCGCGGTAGATGACGATTCTATGAGTCCTATAATCCATGAATTTGGACATTATCAACAATATCAATATGTAAATAAATACGCGGAGCAAAATGGCATAAGTTATGCTGAAGCGAAGCGTAAATTTAATGCAAAACTGCTTGATATGATTGATAAGAACCATTATAATATTGCTAGAGATATTAGTGGTTACGCTAATAGAAACTATGAGAAATATGCGGATCAGTTAAAACAAACAAATGAGATACTTTCTGAAGCATATACGCTTTCTATTTTAAAATCACATGCATTAGCGGATATTATAAAAGGACTATTAGAAGGAGGTGTTTGGTGATGCGTGCAATGACTGAGAGAGAGATGGAATTGTATAAATTAATAAAACCGTGGTATACAGAAAGTTATACTTCAAAAGAAAAATTTAAACCAGACACGCCTAAAGAAATTCTGGAATTGAATGAAGAGTACGAAAGGATATTTGAAGAAAACGAGATTTTCCATTTCGATTATTAAATAATTAAAATAAAAAAGTTTAAGGATACAACCAAAAAGGTTGTGTCCTTTTTTGTTGCAACAAAACTGACCTGGGCAAGTCAATAAACTACCTACTACTCATGTGGAGTATAAGCACAAAAAATATATCCGCTGTTGGAATCAGCATAAAATTGGAGGGATAAAAAATGGAATGGATTATTGACATTCTAAAAAAGTATCAAAAGGAAGATGGCACGATTGATTTAGCTACTGCAGAGCAAGAAATTAAGAGTGAATTTCCTAAACAAGCAGTTCCTAAAACTGTTTTTAACGAAAAGAGTGAGCAATTGAGAACAGCAAATGCGACAATTAGCGAACTAAAAAATAACAGTAAAGGCGGTCAAGACAATCAAGACGGCCAAGGGAACGAAGAATTACAAACGCAACTAGAAAAATATAAAAAACGTATTGCAGAGTTAGAAGCGCAAGAGAAAACGAACGCTATGAATTATCAAGCTCGTTCTGCTCTTGAAAAAGCCGGCATTTCTGATGTGGAATATGGATTGTATTTACTAGGCACGTTAGAAGCAGACGAACAAGGAAATGTTAAAGATTTAGATAACAAGATTAATGATTTACGTACATCTAAACCAGTATTTTTCAAGGATGAAGCACAACCTTCATCAAATGGTTACAAAGTTGAAGATACTAAATTAGACGACAGTAAAGAAGCAGTATCTGAATTTGACAAAGCTTTTGCTGAAGCTGCAAAAGCCTTTGGGCTAGAAGAAACAAAACAATAACAATAAGAAAGAGGTAAAAATATATGGCAAACACATTAGAATATTCAAAAATTTTCCAACCTTTACTTGACCAACAAGTGACTCAAGAATCTACAACAGGTTGGATGGAAGCAAACGACAAATTTATCAAATATGAAGGTGGAGACGAAGTTAAAATCGCTACAATGCTAACAGACGGATTAGCAAACTACGACCGTAGCAATGGATTCACAACTGGTTCTGTTGATTTGAAATGGAATCCATACAAATTAACACAAGACCGTGGACGTTCATTCACACTTGATTCAATGGATGTTGACCAAACTAACTTCGTGGCTACTGCTTCAACAGTTATGAGCGAATTCCAAAAACAACAAGTAATTCCAGAAATCGATGCTTACCGCTACTCTAAGATTGCATCACTTGCAATTGAAGCTTCAAAATCTAGAGAAGTTGCACTTACTGCTGATAATATCGTTAGCGAATTATTAAAAGACTTAACTGCTATTGAAGAATCTACTGGAGTAACTGACGTAGTAATTACAATGTCTCCAACAACAGCATCATTATTAGCAAATGCTAAAGACGCTAAAGACAAAATGTCTACAACACAATTAGCAAAAGGTAGCATGAACGTTCGCGTTGAATCATTCAATGACAATCCTATCGTTCGTGCGCAACAACGTTTATTACAAACAGCGTTCAAATTCAACGATGGTAAAACATCAGGCCAAGAAAAGGGCGGTTTCGAGAAAGATTCTTCAAGCAAGGCAATTAACTGGATTATCAGTGCTAAAGACGCTATTGTAGCAGTTTCTAAGACTGATAAAGTGCGTGTGTTTGACCCAACAGTCAACCAAGCTGCAGACGCTTGGAAGACAGATTATCGAAAATTCCATGATTTATGGATTACAAAAGCGAAACTCGAAAAAGTGTTCGTAAACGTAAAGCCGTAGGAGGTTATTAAATGCGAAAATTTAAAAGATTAAATGTTATCCGTGAAACGGACAACGAAGTGATTATTGAAAAACTGCTGGATGAAGGTTTCGAAGAAGTGAAAGAGGAAGAAGTGAAAGAGGAAGAAGTGAAAGAGGAAGAAGTGAAAAACACTAAGAAATAAGAAGGAAAAAGAGGAGCGATTGCTCCTCTTTCCTTTTATTTAAGGAGCGAGAATATGATTATTCAATTATCAGAAGCGATGGAAATCGACAAATCTATTTCAAAAGCAGATTTAGATGCTTATGAGACAACGATTCGTAATTTAACGAATAATAATTTCCAAAACAGAAGTATTCGTAATCAGTCACTATCCTTTCACGAGAATGTTATTGAAATGAGACATCCTTTAAAAGGTGTTCGTGTAGGAGATACCATTGAAGTCAATGACTCAATCTACAATGACGGACTATATGTTGTTGATTCCATTTTAGGTAACAAAATTTATGTTCAAGGTTCTGATTTTATTGAGGATTCTAACCATAAAGCAATTATTACAAAAGTGGAGTATCCGTCAGATATCGCATTCGGATTGAAAAACATCTTACGTTATCGTGTGAAAATGGGAAATAAGTTCGGTATCAAATCAGAAACAGTCTCACGTATGAGTACAACTTACTACGACGTGAATGCTAATGACAACATAGATGGATTACCGTCTTCTCTTTACAGTTTCTTGGACAAATACAGACGATTGAGGTGGGCATGATGTTTCAATTCGAAATACAGGAAAAGAGCTATGTCGATGATGGTATTGGTAGCTCAACAGACGAGTGGCATACAGTGATGACCGTAACAGGTTGGATAGATATGCTGACCGGCTCTAACGCTTCAAATACAACGCAGAATGCAATTGTAGAGCGTTCTACTCACGTCTTGATTATTCCAACGTTTACGGAAGGTATCAAGGATACAATGCGTGTTGTTGACTCTTCTAAGCGTTGGTACACGATAACATACTGTGATGACCCAGTAGGAGTGCACCATCACAACGAAATTTACGTGACTTTTGAAGGTGTGTTAAATGGGTAGCTTTAGATTCGAGGATTATAGCAAACGCACCAAGAGAGAACTACGTGAAGTCTCGTTTAAGGCATTAACAAGGGTCGGGAACTTGATTAGTTCCCAGTGCCAGGCTTTAGCAGCAGTAGACACTGGTGAACTGAGAGACAGTATCCAGGCGATTGTTAAAGAATACGGTGGCGATGTACGAGTATTTGTAGGAACAAACGTTGAGTATTCCGTATTCGTTGAGTTTGGAACGGGGGAATTTGCTGAGAATGGATTAGGTCGAAAAGGGGGATGGTTATATCGAAGTCCAGACGGGAAAGTAGTATTCACGTATGGTAACGAGCCACAGCCTTTTATCCGTCCTGCATTTAAGAAAAACAAAAAACGTGCGCAGGACATTATCGCTCAAACGTTTTTAGAAAGTTTTGGTGGTTAGCAATGTTAGACTTTGCAAAATTATTACAATCGGAACTATCCAAAATCACTAAAGAATGCTTTCATGAAAAGAATCGAAAAGATAAGGTGGTGTATCCATATCTTACTTACGATTATGATCGTGAGAATATGACTCGTGAGCGAGATGAGATTACGATTGAAATTGATATTTTTGATTTTAACACCTCATACAAGAGAGTGTTGGAGTTAGAGGAACAAATCAAACGGCACTTCAACGGAATGCTGCAATTAACGGAAGAATTATATGTAAACTTTCGTTTTGTGGGCTCGAATAAAGTCAACACAGGCTCAGATACCGTGAAGCGTCGAAATATTAGATTAAATGTTCAAACAGAATGGAGGAAATAAGAAATGGCAAAAACAGAAGTAAAACGTACAGGATATACAGTCGATACGCCTAAAAATTACTTGGTTGACGCTGGGGCAATTTATAAGAATATCGAATGGGATGCTGCTGGAAAGAAATGGAAAGGTGAACTATTAGGTGCTACTTCCGACGGGAATAAAGTATCGATTGTAACGACTTACCGTACAATTGAAGTTGATGGAGTGTTTACGCCTGCAAAAGGTCAAAAAATCATTGATAAGGCAGAAGCAACATTAGAAGTTAACGTTAAAGAAATTACTGCTGAGAATATCCGTTTAGCGTTAAATGGTAAGAAAGAAACTGGAAACGGAACTGAAAATCCAGCAGGATGGGATATCGTTCAATTGAAAGACAGACTCGAAGATGGCGATTATATTGACAATATCGCATTAGTTGGTGTGATGTCTGGAAGCAAAAAACCAATCATTGTAGTTTTATACAACGCACTTTGCACAAGCGGATTAGAATTCGACACTAAAGATAATTCTGAAGCTGTAATTACAATGAAATTCGAAGCTCACGCTAACGCTGAAGATGTTGCGAACCGTGTAGCGCCAGTTAAAATCTTCTACCCTAACGCATCGGAGGAATAATTTATGGAGTTAAGAGAATTACGTGGAGACGATATGTTTTCAATGCTTTCTATCATTGGTAAGCTAGATATTAAAGATGATCTTGTAGAATTGTTTGAGAAACAACAAGAAAAAGACACTCAATTATTAGGTCATCTATCTAAGAAACCAACAAAAGCAGAAAAAGAAAAGCAAGAAAAAGCACTAGAAAAACGTGGCATGCAAATGATTGCCGGATTAATTCAAACAATCCTTGCAAACATTAATAAAGCTAAATCGGACATTAACATTTTCCTTGCTGATTTAACGAACACATCGATTCAGGAAATTCAGGAATTAAACTTTGTTGACTATACTCAATTATTAGTTAAATTCTTCAAGAAACCAGAGTTGAAGGATTTTTTAACATCTATCTCCTCAATCTTAAGCTCGGGCAACACGCTTTAAAAGATAAATTATTCAAACGCTATTCAAATCCAACTGCTCTTTTACATACGTACAGTATGAAAGAGACGTTGGATTTTTTAGCGTATCTTTTCGAAGTGGAAGCAGAAGAGAAGTTGTGGGAGTTGTGGTTAGCGAAAGATATCGAACAAGATTTCAACTCTTTCAAACAGGAACGATTGAGTAAGATAAAACAATCTTCGGTTGACGGAAAAACGATGAGTCAATCTGAAGAAGAAGATGCTATTCGTTTAGCAGAACAAATTATGAGTATGGGGGTGAAGGAAGATGGGTGAGATATTTAGACTGTTTGGGACAATCGGAATCCGCGGAAGTGACGCCGAGAAAGAACTGGACGGCGTAGCGAGAAAAGGGGAACAGACCAGCAATAAGCTATCTAGTTTCTTTAAGAAAACCGCTACTGTTATCGCAGGAGTATTTGCTGCAGGGAAATTAATAGACTTCGGTAAAATGTCAATCGAAGCAGCAGCGTCCGCTAAAGCTACTCAGGCACAATTCGAACAAGTGTTTTCTGGTATTGTCGATACTGCAGAAAATGCTTTGAACGGAGTAGCTAAAGAAGTCGGAGCGGTCCCAACACGGATTAAACCAGCTTTTAACCAAATTGCGTCGTTCGCTAAAGTTGCCGGAATGGATACAACTCAAGCGATGGAATTTACCTCTCGTGCTACTAGAGCAGCGGCTGATACTGCAGCTTTCTATGATAAGTCACTAGAAGAAACGACTGAGACCTTGAAGAGTTACTTAAAAGGTAACTTCCAGGTTGCGGACAATTTAGGAATCTTATCTACTGAAACTACTCGTAACGCAAAAGCAACAGAGTTGTTCGGTAAAGAATATTCGAAATTGTCGGGTCTACAACAACAAGAAGTACTCTTGCAAATGTACGAAGATGCCAACAAAGTGTCAGGGGCTATGGGGCAAGCGTCTCGTGAAGCTGACGGTTGGGAAAATGTTATGGGTAACTTGAAACAAACGTGGGAAGACTTCAAAGCCACGATTGGTTCAGTTGTCTTAGACAGCCTTGTTGTAGCTATGCAAAACTTAACCGGTTTTGTGGGCGAATTAAAAGACAGATTCTTGCAATTGAAAGACAGTGGAGAGCAATTCATTAAAGGCGTTGTTGAATCCGACGCATTTGCTAAAGTCCAGGAAATATTTAGTAAAGTTGTTGAGAATTTGAAACTGGCTTTCGATAACATCGGAGGAGTCGTTAGTAACGTATCCGCAATCATCGGAAGTTTTGTTGATGATCTATTTAAAATTGTAACAGTAGAGGACATCATTAACACTGTTGGTGGAGCATTCGAAACATTAAGTGGTTTCATAAGGGATGCAACTGGTTGGGTTAAAGATTTGACTGGATATATCTCTAGTAACCAAACTGCCATGGATTTACTTAAATCTGCAGTAGTTGGTATTGCAGCTGCATATACGGGTTACAAAATAGTTGTAGGAGTAGTCAGAGGTATTGAAGTTGCACGTCAAGCAGTATTAGCAATCACAAATGGATTAATGCTTGCGCAATTTGTTCGTACTGGTGCGTTAACTGCTGCAGAAGCGGCGAATGCAGCGGCAACAATGGGTGCAAGTGGAGCGTTTGGAATCTTTAATGCGGTTTTAAATGCGAATCCAATTATGCTGATTGTTACAGCAGTTGCGGCATTAACAGCAGGCTTGGTTTGGTTCTTCACACAAACCGAAACAGGTAAACAAGTATGGCAAGATTTCATGAGCTTCTTAACAGGTTTGTGGAGTGGTATTTCTAGTTGGGCCTCTGAAACGTGGCAAAGTGTCGTAGACGCTGTCATGTCAGTAGTTAATAGCTTAACAGAGTTCTTCAGTAATTTATGGACTTCTATCTCGAATATAACTACACAAGCGTGGAATGCGTTCCTTGGAATCATAATGCCTATTATTCAGCCGATTATTAATGCGGTTAAAGCTAATTTCGAATTGATTAAAAACTATATTAGTACCGTGTGGAATGCTATTTCAACTGCAGCAGGAGCAGCATGGGAAATCATAAAGAACGTCATCATCGGACCGGTGTTAGTTCTATTACAACTGTTAACAGGTAATTTCGAAGGAGTGGCAAGCACTCTTAGTCAAATTTGGACCAATATTTCTACTGCAGCACAAACGATATGGGAATCATTATGTACGATTGTATCTGCATTTGTAGATACGTTGGTTCAATACGTCGTTAACATATTCACTGGAATGTCAGAAACATTCGGAACCATTATGCAAGGTATTTTGGATGTAGCGTCTTCTATTTGGAGTGCTATCGTTGGTGCTATTAGTGGATTTGTAAGTTCAGCTTACCAAGCTGTAGCAGATAGCGTAAGTAACATGTTCAATATCGCATCTCAAATGTTTAGCAGTATTGTATCTGCCGTTGGAGAGTTCTTCGGTCAAATCCCTGGAACGATTAGTGGCATTTGGAATGATGTTATTAGTTTCTTATCTGGCATTAACTTATACGATATCGGTATGAATATCATCCAAGGTTTAGTAGAAGGTATTGCAGGGATGGCTAGTAGCGTTGTTAGCACTATCCAAAACGTAGTTGGAGGAGCTATTGACTTTGCTAAAGGTTTACTTGGAATCCACTCGCCTTCTAGGGTATTTAAAGAGATTGGTAAGTTTACTGGCGAAGGTTTAGCCATCGGGATTAACAACGAAGCGGATAATGTAGCAGAAGCTAGTAAAAACATGATAGATGCGGTTATTCCGGATTCTATTCCGCAAATTCCAATCGACTATTCAGTAAGTTACGGTGCATCTCCATCTGAAGTGAGAGAATCTGCTTTGAAAAATGCAACTGTCCAAACGATTGGACAGGGTTCAAAAATCGATGTTGTTATTGAATTGTTATCAAAGATTTTGGAAAAAGACAACGACACTTATCTAGATGGACGTAAATTAACGGATGTTGTGAATGGATATAACAAACTTAATGATAGACGAATGATGAGAGCGAGAGGTGAATTAACATGATTTACAATGGACAAGATTTATCGAGTTTAATAATTATTAACAAAGTAGAACGTGCTATGACACCTCTTGTTACCAACGTTGTAAAACAAAAAAGATTTATTAAAAGGGAATACGCAGAAAAAACTATTACGGTTAGAGTCACTGTTAAACACGATGTGTTACAAACAATCGATGTATTGAACCGTGTTTTCTCTGTACCGAATCAAAAATTAATTTTCAAAGACCAGCCTACAAGATACTATGAAGCCGTTTTGACTGGTGAAATCATTCCTACAAGCTCTGTGCGAGGCGCTGAATTGCAATTGCAATTTTTAATCCCAAAAGGAGTGTCGTATTCAACCGCAGAGAAGAATGGAACAGTAACTGGTGGAAAGTTGACTGTTGAAAATAACGGAACAGCTCCTACTTATCCAATTTATACGTTTATAGCTAGTTCGCCATACAAGATGATTGCATTAGCGCATCCGAATGGGAAAGTTGTCCAGTATGGATATGAGAACGGAGAGGATATTATCAAAACAGGTGATGTCGTTCGTTTTGAATCGGAAAGCAACACACTACTCATTAACGGGAAAAGAAAATACATTAATCCTGCCAGTCAAGTTTTTGGAATTTTACCAGGAACAACTCAAATAGAGGTTAGTGCGGATGGGAACAAAGCCGTTCCAAGTATTAAATGTGCGTACAGGGAGTGTTGGTTATGATTACGGTTACGAATAGACAGTATGATATTGTCTGTCAGTTGAGTTTTGACTTGACTGACGGACTTTTTGCATACAACGATTGGTTTGAACAAGACCTGGACACTGGTATCGGGACTTATCAATTTACAGTTGATAAAATTGGTGATCCTGAGATTGAAAAAATCAACGTAGGATGTTATTTGATTGTAAAAGATGGCAGCAAGATACGTTCGTTCGAAGTAATGAGAATCGAAGAAGACAAAGACTCTAAAACGATTTACGCTGAAGACGCAGGACTTGACCTCTTAGGTGAACAAGTTCCACCTTACAAAGCGGATAAGAGCTATCCAATTACTCATTACATTGCAGAATTTACAATTGACTCAGGCTGGGATATTGGAATTAACGAGATTCCAGAAACAACTACTCGTAAACTTGAGTGGGAAGGAACTGACACTGCTACTAAGAGACTTAGACAGTTAGTAAGAAGATTCGATGCTGAAATAGCTTATGACTTCGAATTCGTTCACGGAAAGATACATCGAAAACTAATTCACATCTACAAAAAGATTGGTGAAGACAAAAAAGTCCGTTTAGAAGTCGGAAGTGAAGTTTCAAACGTTAAACGAACCATCTCGATTGAAAACCTAGCGACTACAATTGTGGCTACTGGCGCTGATGGAATCACATTATCAGGAGTTGAATACAACGAAGGGAATATTCGTTCTTCAAAGAATTCAATTTATTTAATCGATTATGATGCGGTAGCAAGATGGAAGCGAGCTGGATACGCTCCTGGTGGTGGAGGAATCGTTAAGCGTTATGAAAGTGAGGCAAAAACTCCTCAGGCGTTAATGACGGAAGCAGTTCTTAAATTAAAACAATGGAATCATCCTGAAGTGACGTATGATGTATCGATTAGCTTATTACCGGAAGAAATCAATATCGGCGATACAGTGGCCATTGTAGATAATAACTTCGAACCAGCTTTAGTTGTAGAAGGACGTGTTTCTAGTATCAAGAAATCCATCGCTACAAAAGAAAGTGGCGAAATTAAAATTACGAATATCGTATCAAGAGAAGATACGATCAGTGAAAAAGTAAGACGTTTAAGCACGTTGGTGCAAGAACGTCTTTTTGATTTTACAAATGTTCCATTTGTAATGAACATTCAATCTACGGATGGTGTAGTATTCCAAAATAGTAATATATCTACTAAATTAATTGCCAATGTTAGCAAGATGGATATTCAAATGAATGATCGTTTCACTTATCGCTGGAAACGGGTAAGTAAATATGGAACAGACGATGCAGCATGGAATGAGCAGCACACAAACGGCAGTAATGAATTATCGATTACTGTGAACGATGTTGATAGAGAAGCCACATTTATCTGCGAAGCCATCGAAGGCAATCAAGTTGCTGCAAGCAGCTCGATTGTTATCAAAGACTTCATTGTTAATAAGTCTATTGGACCAACTCCTCCAACCAATCCAAGCGCTGGAGACTTATGGACTGATACGAGCGTTTCTGGAAAGGACGTTCCAAAAATTTACACAAATGGTAAATGGGAACCTGTATTAAAGAAAGACGACAAGGAACTTGAACGACTTCAAAAAGAATTTGAAGAGAGGAACAGAGAACATGCGGACCAATTCGCACAAGTAATGGAAATCATCAACAAGTCTCAAGTGACAGAAGACACACTCAGAGATTTAACTGGGAAATTTAGTAGCCTGGAAGAATCTTATAAACGAATTCAAGAGACTGCAGAAGAGATTCGAGGACTAGGACAGAGAACAAGAGCGGTAGAGTTGAATATGGAACAATCAAGCGTTCTGTTGAATGCTATCTCAACATATTTCAACGTATCGGAAGACGGATTGCTAATTGGTAAAAATGGTGAAAAACTGCAAACGCGTTACACCAACGAGCGGATGGAATTTATCGATAGTGGGCGAGTGGTAGCGTATGTATCTGGACAACAAATGAATATCGTCAGCGCGACATTCTGGAATAGTGTCACGATTGCGAACCACATTTTCGAACGCTTCAATAACGAATTCACTGTTATATCGTACGTAGGAGGTGCTGTGAATGGTTAGAATATCGAAGGCAACCTCAAACGGGTATGTAAGATTAGTTCTTGAAGTAACTGAAACAAGTACAAATATCACAAACAACACTTCTGAAATTTCTTGGCAACTATGGTTGGAGCGAAACACTTCGTACGCGTACGATAATTACAACGAATCTTTAGCAGAAGTTGTAATCAATGGACAGTATGTATTAAGTAAGTATGTTAGTTTCGATTTAAGTAATTCAACATACGCTACATTTGGCAGTGGGCAATTAACAATTCCTCATAATGAAGATGGAACTAAATCAATTTCTATACGATCTAGATTAACAAACGTTTCAGACTATGGGGATATTAACTGGTTCAGTGGAACACTTGGATTAACTAATATTCCACGCGCCAGCGATATCGGATCAGTTGCTGCTACAGAACTTGGACAGCCAGTGACTATCAAGATTAATAAGAAAGTTGACGAGTTCAGGCATCAAGTGTGGTGGCAAGTTAATGACAGCGGTTGGATTGATTTAGGAACTGGACACGATACAAGCGTACAGCTCACAGTTCCAATAGATTATGCAACACATATCACTAACAGTAACACTGGAGCGTTAGATGTGTGTGTACGTACATTCAGAGGCGATGACAAGATTGGAAATGATGTCTATAAGCGAGGAATTCCAATTAAAGTTCCTGCTTCTATCGTTCCAACACTTGAGGATGTAACGATTACTGAAAGAACTGCACAATTAGCAGAATTCATTCCTGTTGGCAATTTTGTGAAAGATAAATCGGTGATGCGTGTTGAAACAGTTGGTGCAAATGGTTCTTACGGTTCGACTATCATTTCCACTGAGCTAACTGTGGATAATTTAGTTGTACGAGCATCCACTGGGGATTTCCCTGCTACTAAAGCTGGTAATTTAGAGGTTAGAGCGAAGATTACTGACTCAAGGGGCAGAACCGCTACTAAATCGAAGACGATTAAAGTATGGGATTATTACGCACCTAAGATAATTGCGTTTCTGGCTAACAGAACAGGGAACGGTACTAATAAAACCATCATTGCCACAGTTGCTGCAAACGTAAGTCCATTAGTGATTGATGGAATTAATCGAAATCCATATACGCTTAAAATTCAGTACTCAGCTAAGAAGGCTAATAGATGGATTGATGCCGTTAATCTCACGAATGAGACAATAGAACGTATTAATCGTCAATTTGATTGTGGAGCTTTCTACGAGCTTTCTAAAGCATACAATGTGCGTCTAGTTATACAAGACAAGTTAAGCGACTTAGTAGACTCTGTTCTGCTAGTACGCTCATCAAGAGTTCTGTGGGCTTGGGGCGATAATCGTGCAGCGGTAGGCGGATTCCCAGAACTAGAAGGTCACTTCGAGTCACATCTCCCAGTAGCATTCCATAGTAGCTTAAACGTTGAAGATGGCATTATGTCACGAGGCAAACCAATCCAGGACTTCATGCTGACTTCCAGAGATGGTAAGTCGTTGAAATACAGCGGAGATTTAAACAATCTAAGAATCGTTGGTGGGTATCATGCGTATGGAGTGCAGCATAATCCTACTGGAACTAATAATTATGGATATGTATCCGTAATAACGCACAGTTCAGATAACGGATATTGCGTGCAGTTCTATGTGCCGTTCAATTCAGACCAGCTATTTATGAGACGGTGCGACTCAAATCGTTGGAGTGATTGGATTAGAGTTGTAACAACAGGTGCCGATACAGGTTGGAAAAATGCTAATTTACAGAATGGATGGCAACATCGAACGGAATACGGAGCAGTACAGTTTTCAAAAAGCGTTGATGGTATCGTACATTTTAAAGGTGTCGCTAGAGGAGGCAACACATCAAAAGAGACAATGATACTAACTCTCCCAGAGGGATATAGACCTGCCACTCAATGTTATGTCTTTGCAATGAACGATAGTTTTGAACCAGTAGCTATATCCGTTGCCGAAGATGGTCGTGTTGTTATTAAGAAAAATGCTGATGATAAGTGGCTAGGATTCGATGCTGTCAGTTTTAAAATTTAAGGAGGTAATATTATGGAGTTAGAACAAATTAAAAATAGAATTACTGCATTAGAAGAGAAAGTGACTACTAAGCAGGCAGATATTAATCGCATGAATGAAGAGAAAGCACAGTATGAACAGAAAATTCAAAATCTTTCAGAAGACATTCAACGTTTAGAGCAAGACAACGCAAATAAGCGTGAAGAAATCAAAAAATACAAAACCGTTGTAGAAGTGATGGAGTTGTAGTAGATGATAAATTTAGATGTAGAATTTCATGTATTAAAGATGCATTTAGAAGGATTGATGCGCAGCCCATACATTCAAATCCTGTTTTGGCTAATATGCTTTGATGTGGTGTCTGGATACATCAAAGCATTTAAATTGAAACGATTTGATAGTAAGACGAGCACTAACGGATTATTACGTCACGCGTTGGTTTGTGCCGTAGTTATTGTGACTGCGATGTATGCAAGAGCATTTGGGCATCGAGAAATCGGTGTAACCACATGCTTATTTTTTATATTCAGCTACGCGGTTTCGTTAGCTGAGAATTGGGAGGCATTAGGATTGCCATTCCCTGAATCACTTAAACCGTATCTAAAAACGATGCGACAGCAACAAGAAAATAAAATCAAAAAATTAACAAATAAGGAAGAGGTTGAATAATTATGATGATCAATTGGAAAGTACGAGTATTAAATAAAACGTTTTGGCTTACTTTAGTACCAGCTTTAGCGTTGTTATTACAAACGTTTCTAGCTGTATTTAATGTCCGTTTAGAGTTAGGCGAAACAATCGACAAATTATTAGTATTCATCAATGCACTCTTTGCTGTTTTGATGATTGTCGGAATTGTTAACGATCCTACTACTAGCGGAGTAAGCGACAGCACACGCGCTATGACATACGAACGACCAAACAATCAATAAGGCAGGTATGCATAAGATGCTCCTGACTTTTATAAATTAAAAATCAAGAAAAGAGGGAAATATTATGGTAAAGAAAATCAATGAAACACTTATGCACGACAGCGGGAAATTATTTAATTTAGAATTCGTAGTAATTCACAACGACGCTGGAAGCATGACACCAGAACAATACGTAGATTGGTTACGTTATCGTGATAAATCACTAGGGATTGCACACTATTATTGTAATCGCAACACGATTGCACGAGTGATTGACACGTTTAACATCGGGTATCATACAGGCGACTGGTGGAGTAACTGCCGTTCGATTGGCTACGAAGTTTGTGAGAGCTTAAAAGTAAGCGATGAAGAGTTCTTGCAAAATGAAGACGTAACACTTATGCAGGCTACTGAAGACCTACTCTATTACGGCTTACCAATCAATACAAATACAGTAAGACTACACCACGAATTCGTGCCAACAACATGCCCGCATAGAAGTTTGGAATTACACGGCGGAACGACAGAAAGCGTAAAGAATTATTTTGTTTCACGTATGCAATACTTCGCTAGTTTAGGCTCAACAGTCGATGAAATGCTCGGTCAAGTTTCAAGCGAACCTACTGTCCAAGAAAGTGTTCAATCAGAAAAACCGAAACAAAATCGTGTTGGTGGTAAGTCAGTAGATGAAGTCGCTCAAGAGGTAGTGCAAGGCGTGTGGGGAAATGGTGAAGAACGTTTCAACAATTTAACAAATGCTGGCTACGATGCACAGGCAATTCAAAATCGTGTTAACAGCCTTTTAAGTGGCGAAACAACAACAGACTATGATGTTGACAATACAGACCTAGACAGCGTTGCGAATGAAGTTCTACAAGGTCTATGGGGAAACGGTCAAGAACGTTATGACAGACTAACAAATGCAGGCTATGACGCTCAAGCCGTTCAAAATAGAGTTAACGCTCTTTTAAATGGCGATTACACTCAAAGTGATTACACTAATCTTGATAGCGTGGCAAATGAGGTTATTCAAGGCCTATGGGGCAACGGTCAAGAAAGATACGACAATTTAACAAGTGCTGGTTACGACGCGCAAGCAGTTCAAAATCGTGTAAATGAATTGCTTTCATAAAACATTTAAGCCTACCTTAATTGGTAGGCTTGTTTATTTTGTACTCTTTTTGTACTCAATTTTATACTATTGTGTGCTTTATCAGGAAATGTAAACGTTGATTTTATAGCGTTTTACAATGCTGTGCAACGCTATGAAACATTAAAAAATGTCGCCTAGGGGAGTCGAACCCCTGTTATGAGAACCGGAATCTCATGTGATATCCACTACACTAAGGCGACATTCTTTCCTAAGTGTATCTAATTTTAGAAAACTGTGCAAGTTTTGGAAAAAATTGAGTATAAAGGAGAAATGGTTTAATTCGTTTAATTTTAAAAGAGAGCAAAAAAGTATAAGAAGAGAGCAACATTACCATATATGGTAATTACCAAATATGGTAATGTTTAAGTGGGAGGGGGATTTATGAAAATAGAGCATCAGATTGACCCAAGAACATTAGAGTTTGTGGATAGTAGACCGTATAAAGAAAAGGTGAAAATGCTTGCGGCTCTTAAGTTGCTTGATAAAGAAGGGTTAACTCCAGCGATCCTCGAAATGTGGGGGAATAGATCACGGACTAAATTGAAAATTCCAGTTGTATATACTAAAGAGGAGGCTTTAAAAAATGGATCAGAATCTGAAGCGTTCAATAGCACGCTTGTCATTGGATTGGGAGAACTTCGAAAAAGACTTAGATTTAGATTTCACTCTAAAAGAAATGGCAGCAAGGATTACAGAGTTGAGACTTGTGTCGGGACTCTCACGTACCGAGTTTGCAGAAAAGGTTGGGATAAAACCAGCTCATTTGTCACGGTTAGTTTCAGGACACCATAATCCCTCAATTTTATTCTTAGAAGAGATGGCGCAAAAAGTCGGAGCGCATATGGAAATTTCTTTTGTGATGGATGACGGAGAAACTTGCCATGAAAAGGTTAATAAACAAATAGGGGCAAAATAAGTCCCTACTTATCGTAAATCTTAACCAAATTGTAATGTGAGCACGGTTGCATTTCTGCTATTTTGTGTTAAAATATAAATGTGTTCAGAAATATGGATTCAAAGATACTGGAAATAAGCGGGACGATATACGACCCTGTCTGGAAACGATTGGAGGAAGGTTTCG